TAATGATCCTAATAACTACTATGTTGATCCTAACGGATCTTCACGTTTAAACAATCTCGATGTTAATTCATTAACTGTTGATCGTATTAATAACCAAGGTCAATGGTACGGTGACATTATTCTGAATGGTAATGAAAATACTTACTATCCGGTTACGTGGTATGGTGGTAACCAAGACGAGATAGTTGAAATTGAAATCTATCGTGGATATTCTGAACGAGCACCATGGAACCCAATTGGTACAGGTGTACACCACGGTGGCTTGAGTATGAAGCTACGGGCCAACTTCGGTGGCTGGGGTGGCTCAACTTATGATTATCAGTTCGAAGATTTCCGTGAAACCTATACAACTATTGTTGCGGAGATCACTCGATTCGCTAATAACCGAGCCCTTTGTATTTGGTTAAGAGGTGGCGGCGGCGGTGGTGCTATCTATCACGTTCGAATTAAAGGTAGAACATCTGGTCCTGTTGTTTCTTATGGTAGTTATGATCCGGGCGGTAATGGAACTGGTGTTAGTCCTCGTACTGATACACCACAAACTAACATTCAAAATCATAACCACACTATTGGTCCTGATTTACAAGCTCGTTATTCGAACTCTTATATTTTCCGAGATCGTGATAACACTGGTTACTATGCAGATCCTACTGCTACTACATCACTAAGAACAGTAGGTGCTTGGTTAGCAAATGACACCAGTTGGAGTGGTAACCCAGGATCTAACGTCGGTAAGTTGCAATATCACTCTGATCGTTGGTATATCGCTGCAGGATCAAACTCAAGTTTAATTGCTCAGTTCCGTAGAAGTGGTTCTGACGTTGCTCGAGTTGATAATGACGGTGATATGGCTATTCAAAATAGTGATCCAACTTTCCGTTTCCAAGATACAAACAATCGATCAGCACACATTCATGTTAACAGTAATATATTCTATGTGTTACGTGGAGCTGGAACTAACTCAACAGGCTGGGCGTCAACAAACGGACGTTGGCCGTTAGAACTCCACATGAATGATAACAACGCTTACTTCGGTGGTCATGTTTGGATTACTGGTAATGCTAGGTCGTTCCGTTCTAACTCAACAAGTTCTTGGAGTGGTAACCCTGGCTCAAGCACTGGTAAGATCGAATATCACTCGAATCGTTGGTATTACAACGCTGGTCCTAACTCGACTGAAGTAGCAAGATGGCGACGTGGCGGTACTGATGTTGCTAGCATGAATAACAACGGTTGGACGAGATTTGGAAGTACAGGTACTGCTTCTTATTCTGTACATGGCAGCGACATCTATGCTGATGGCGGCTGGTTACGAGTTTCAGGATCTCAAGGTGTTTACTGGCAGAGTCACGACACTCGGATTTATTCTCCAAACTCAACTTATATCTACACTCGTTCAAACAACGGATGGATATTCGCGAACCGCTCTGCTCAGAATAAAGGTTATGTGTATCATGACGGTTCTAGCTTCGGATTACTAAACGGTGCTGGTTCTTGGAGAGTAAGAGTCCAGAACACTAATAACGATATTGAATTCTACGGCTCATCTCAATACGGAACGGCCGCTCGATTCCAAATTTACTATGATCGTGATCAAGGCTCGTCTTACTACGGTAACTTTGGCGGCACTTCACGGATGAATGAAATATCCGTTAATAGAATAAACTACGTAAGTGGTGGACCTGCTTACTTCTATACAAGTTCAGGTAACTTACGTGGATATATTCGTGCAACTGAGAGTAATGATTCTCACTTCGAATTTGCTACATCGGGTGGTGAAGATATTATCTTCCGTGATGGCGGATTCGGTGGTCAATGGAATCAGATTATTCGTGGTAATGGTCAAGTACTAACTGAGAATCAACATGATGCTCAGATATTCCGAGATCGTAATAATACTGATTTTTATGTAAATCCAAGTTCTACATCAAGGCTTTACAACTTGCGTGTTGAAGCTGGCCATGGCGATACTCGTCTACAATTACATTATAACCACCCGAGTAACCAATATGATTCTCATTTAACACTATGGGCATCTGAGCCAGGTATTACATACGACAACTGCGGTATCGGTGGTAACATTAACTTTAGTGGCCAATACTATGGTCGACAAATTAATGATCATTCATACGGTACATATGTAAGATTCGATGTTAATGCTGGATACGTTGAAGCTTGGACAACTTCAGGTACTGCAGGTGGTGCTGGTGGACAAGGTACACGACAGTGGTATGTAAATAGCGGTGGTGATGCTATTGCTCGTGGTGCTTATAGTGCACCTGTATTCCGGTCTTCAAGTAATAGCAGCTATAGATTCCAGCCTGTTGTAAGTAATGCATGGAGACTTAGTACTCCTAGCGGTTATTTAGATATTGGCCCAATGAACACTTCATATGTTCATTTCCAATCTAACGGACCTACTAGATTCTATTTCCAACGCACAGCTTACTTCGATAATGATATTCGAGCTTATGGTACAAATGAAAGTGCTATTTTCTATCGATTTATTGATCGTAATGATGGCAATTACTATACGCAGCCACACCAAACCAGTATTGTAAGGTATATTGGCCGACGTCGACACAATGAAGGCTTCTTAGTTGGTTCTTATAACAGCTACCAAGAAAACTCTTCTAGAACTAACCCAATTTATACAATCGGCTCGAGCTACATGCCGACTAATAATAACAATGCGTCCGCCCTTGCTAACATGTATGGTATTGGTTATACTTATGCTAATAATTCTCCCTTTATTAATATTGGCGGTGCTACTGGCTGGGGTATGTATGTTGCAGCCGACGGGGATGCTCGAATCTTCCTAGATGGGTCATCTGGAATTGTATCAGCCTTAAGCGATGTATGGGGTAACAGATTTAGGGATCGTAACAATTCAAATTATTGGTGTGATCCTGCTGGTCAGTCTCGCTTCAATACGTTAACACTGCAAGGTAACCGAATAGGATTTATCAACACTGCTTTTGATGCTGAAATACGAGTTGATGATAGTAACTTCGCTGGTTCAGGAGCACTATTTAGATTCTATGGTGATGGAGGCGCAGACAACGCTGCTTTAAGATCTGAAGTTCAAATTGCAACTACTCGAAGTTATGCTGAAATATTCTACGAGTGGGATGATGTAGGTTATTACTGTGATCCATCAGGCTTCTCTCGTCTGAACACCTTGCGGCTTTCAGGTAACTCTTTAGAGATTCAAGGTGGCTCACCTACGATCTACTTCCGAGATAGCAACAACCGCTCGGCAATGATACACAACAACTCGAACTTGATGTACATTCTACGTGGATCTGGAAATAACTCAACATCGTGGCAGACAATATTTGGTTACTGGCCTGTATATTGGAACTTGGAAAATAATGATGCCACATTCGGCGGAAGTATTTTTGCAAGAACTAACATTACTGCATACTCAGATGCTCGTCTTAAAGAGAACGTTTCAACAATTGAGAATGCTCTTGATAAAGTAATGCAACTCCGTGGTGTTAATTATAATTGGATTGATGATCCAGATAATACTCCTAAGATTGGTGTTATTGCTCAAGAAGTACAAGAGGTTCTTCCAGAAGTTGTTCAGTTCCACCAAGACAACGAAGATACAGAAGGAACGTATGCGGTTGACTATGGTAACATGACTGCACTCTTAATTGAAGGCATGAAGGAACAGCAGGAATTGATAAATAACCAAAACAACATTATAAATAACCAGCAAACACAAATAGACGAGCTGAAAGCATTAGTTGATCAGCTTATTAACAAATAAACAGTTGACAATACTGCCAACTTGTGTTAGAATACTAAATTTAGTAAGGAGAATATTACTATGGCTATGACTTATGAATGGTCCATTACCGGACTCAGAAAGCGCAATCAAGTGAACAGCGAAGGAGCTACCTTGGAAGGCGCTATTGTACAAACCTATTGGAAAGTTGTAGGTACAGATGATGTTAGTGGAGAAGTTGGTGAGTTCCCCGGCGCTACTCCATTTACAGCAGTTGATGTACCAGCAGGTTCTTTTAAGGCTTTCTCTCAGTTGACCGAAGACGATGTTCTTGGTTGGGTACGAGCTTATGTAGATAATGATGCTACATATTGGGCACATATTCAAGAGCGCATTTTGAAGCAAATCGACGAAAGAGCTATTGAAGACGTTGCTGATCTGCCTTGGGGCGGCGCAACTACTGTTGCTATTCCTGAAGATCCAATCGGTGGACAGGAAGCAGAAGAAGATGTAGTTGAAGAAGAAACACCTGACGCTACTCCAGATTCAGAGTAACAAAATCTAGGAAAATCAAATGACTTACACCTGGGAAATACTAAAATTTTCGACTCGAGACCAAACTAACAGTGACGGTGTTTTGTTAGAAAATTCCGTAGTCTCTATACATTGGAGACGAACAGGTTTAGATTCTGAAGGGAACGTTGCTTCTATCGTGGGACACACCGTGTTATCAGCGGAAACTGTTCCAGAAGGAGACTTCGTTCCTTTCACTTCTTTAACTGAGTCTGCAGCTAATAGCTGGCTTGAAGCTAACATTAGTGCTGAAAGAATGTCCAGCTATAACGAAAAGATTCAAGCAAAGATAAATAGTTCTGTTACGACTGAAAGAGCTGTTCCTTGGTCTTAAACCTTTAATTGATTTATATTTTATTATGGAGTTGTTATGCATGATTTACGGTATCATGGCCTCGTTAGATACGCATTAAAACGGGGCGGAAGCATCCATCCTATTACCTTACCTAAAGAGCTTACTAACGAAACTGGTATCATGAACCCTTCCATCTTTATTCACGATGGAAGGATCTTTATGAATGTTCGACACGTTAACTATACTCTTTACCATTCAGAAGGTAAAAAGTTCCCTCATATGTGGGGTCCTCTTCAATACATTCACCCAGAAAATGATGTTACACTCCGTACACACAATATAATGTGTGAGCTTGATTCTAACATGAAAGTGCTTAATGCTGGCCGAATTAATATGAAGCTGGATACAGATCCTACTTGGAACTTTATCGGTCTTGAAGATGGTCGCCTTTTTAGTTGGGAGAATCGCTTATTCCTTTGTGGTGTTCGTCGAGATTGTTACGATGATAAAGGCACCGGTCGAATGGAAATGTGTGAGATTGAGTGGATTGATAACGAGTGGCAAGAAGTATCTCGTAATCCTATTCCTGCCCCAGGAGACAATGCTACTTACTGCGAAAAGAATTGGATGCCGGTTATTGATATGCCATGGCATTTTGTCAAGTGGTGTAACCCAACTGAAGTCATTAAGTTTGATATTGAAAAGGGTACAACAACTACTGTTCACTTAGACGAAACCAAGCGTTATCATCAGTTTTCAAGAGATCTTAGAGGTGGCACTCAAGTATTTCCTATAGGTGATGGACGTCGCTTATGCTTTACACACGAAGTTGACTTGCTCAAAGATGTCTTCCATCGAAAAGATGGTCACTATAATCACCGTGTTATTGTATGGGATGATGAATGGAACATTATTCATGCAACACAAGATTTTAGCTTCTTTGGTAGCCAAATAGATCCAACACTAGGACATGAATATAACATTGAGTTTGCTACAGGTATTACTTTCTTAGATGGTGATGTTCTTATTGCGTTTGGTTATCAAGACAACGGAACATTTATTTTGAGAATGTCTGAAGAGATATTCTTCGACTTTGTGGCGAGAGGATAGATTATGTTACAAGAATTATTGAATGAACACGCTCATGATCCAAAAGATCCGAATAAAATATACAACCTCGCTCGACAATATGATATTGAAGAACAAGGTGCAATGGCAATATCTCTTTATCTAAAGGCTGCTGATTTAACATTCGACGAAGAACTACAATATCGTTGTATGCTAAGAATTGCGTTAGTATATAACAGACAAGGTAACCGCCGATACACTGTTGAAGGAGCTTTGCTAGATGCTCTTGGTTTAGGACCTGAAAGACCTGAAGTACATCATCACTTATCTAATTACTACGCAGAAGTAGGAGCTTGGAAGCAAGCTTATTATCATGCTCATGCAGGTGTCATGTGTTCAGAATCATATGATCACTATGAAGAACTTGAGTTTGGTGGCATTGAACATGTATTGGTACAGCGAGCTATAGCAAAGTGGCATATCACTGGTCAGCAAGATGCTAAGCGTATGTTGTTTGATCTTAAATTTAGACAGGGCCTGAAAGACCCTGAGTTGTACCAGCAGGTCAGTGATAAGCTAGACTATATACTATATCCTGACACGATCTATTACAAGGAGGAGGACTTCGAGAGGTTTAAGTGGTACTTCCCAGGCCTGGAAGACATAAAGAAGAATTATTCTAAACATTACCAAGACTTATTCGTATTATCACTTTACCAAGGCAAGCGAGATGGAACTTACTTTGAAATAGGCGCAGGTGATCCGTTTGTTCATAGCAATACTGCACTACTTGAAAAAGAATTTGGCTGGAAAGGTATTTCAATTGACAACAACCCTGGGCTGTGTTATAATTTTAAGCAGAATCGTCGTAATCCAGTAATATGTGCAGATGCTACTACAATAGGGTTTAACGATCTTTTTGATAAACATTGTGTGGATCCTATTGTTGATTACTTACAAATTGATTGCGATGATGCAACACATGATATACTTAAAAATATCCCATTCGATCGTTATAAGTTTGGTGTAATTACTCTCGAGCATGATTGTTATCGTTTGGGAACAGAAACTCGAGATGAAATGCGAGAACTTCTACGTGAGCAGGGATACGTTTTACTAGTCGGTAACGTAGCATTTACAGAAATCTTCCCTTACGAAGATTGGTTTGTACATCCTGACGTTGTTGACATATATAATCATATGAAAGGAAAATCTGGTCTCAACTTTGTTTGGGACTACTTTATGAACGAAATTGAGGTGTGACTATGATAACGGTAATTGTGACTGGTGGCTTTGATCCGATACACAGCGGACATATTGCTTATCTTGAACATGCATCTAGAGAAGGAACTCGTTTAGTTGTCGGTGTAAATTCAGACGAGTGGTTAAGGCGTAAGAAAGGCAGAGAATTTATGCCTTGGAAAGAGCGCGCAGCAATTATTCAAGGTCTAACAAGTGTGGACTCGGTAATTGCATTTGATGATTCGGATGATTCTGCATGTGATGCTATTCGCCAAGTAAAAGAAAAGTATCCCGAAGAAATAATCGTTTTCGCTAATGGCGGTGATAGGACTAAAGACAATATTCCAGAGATGATATTTGATGATGTAGAATTTGTGTTTGGTGTAGGTGGCGAAGATAAGAAGAACAGTTCGTCTTGGATACTTAAAGAGTGGGCTCAGCCTACAACTCAGCGTAAATGGGGTACGTATAAAGTACTTGATTCGAATGGTAGCTGGGCAGTTAAAGAACTAAGCTTTGATCAAGGTAAATCATTAAGTGATCAACGACATTTTGAGCGTAGTGAGCATTGGCATGTTGTTGCGGGTCGTATACGAATGGACCTTGAGTTTCCCAATGGTGATACGTCTACTATCACTTACGGACCAGGACAGAGCATCGATATACCTGTTAATACATGGCATAAGGCTACGAATGTCGGTGATACAGCCGCAAAAGTAATCGAAGTCTGGCTCGGAGATACACTGAAAGAAGAAGACATCGAGCGTCGAGATTAGTATAAATATAGTAGATAATAACGCTAATAGTCTGGAGGACGAAGATGGCGGTACAAGTCGGTTCTGATGTCGTCATTGATGACAATAAAAATCTAACAAACATTGCAGGGGCTGATGGCCGCTACGATTCTTTCTATCCTAATGTATCTGCACCAACCACTACAGGTACGCTGAATATCAGTATGGATGTTCCCATGTATAACTTAGTTATGACTGGGACAACAGCATTTACTGTTACAGACAAAGGTCTGGGTAAAACAAACATTGTTCTTATCGATACAGCAACTGCTCCTCATTCTGTTTCATTTGATACTAATGTAAAATGGGCTGGTGATACAGAACCAACTTGGACTGACCATAGGTTTTGGACTGTCGGATTAGTATCTTGGGATACGACCACTGTTAGGGCAACAGCATCCGGATTTGATTCATAAGGAATAAATTATGACAGTTCAAATCGGCCCAGACGTAGTTATAAATGATTCTCTCTTTCTGCAAAACATAGCAGGAGCACAAGGTCGTCATGATAACTTTGCTTCAAAAGTACATACACTAGTTAATGGAACACTTGATTTCAGTAATGGTGTTATTCAAAAAATGGATATGTCTAGTGATGTTACGTTTACTATTCCGGGCACCGTACCTAATGTAGCATCTATACTTCTGCTGTTAGATACTTCCGCGACTCCACATACTCCAACATTTGCTGATACTGGACAGCTATCATTTAGCTGGGCTGGTGGTAGTGAACCAACTTGGTCCGATTTTAGATTTTGGCAAGTATACATACAAGCCACACTCGTTTCCGGTGTTGTGAGAGTATCTGCACAGGGATTTGCCGCAGCTGCAGCGCCTCCACCTACTGAAACTGTAAGCTTAACCGGAACTCTTGCACTTCCAAATAATGCAATTGGCCAATCTGATGGTGACGTGGCTGGCATTGTTGTTGGGTGGGCATTTTACGCTGATGGTAATATAGTTACTACGACTACTGATGCTACTGCACCACCTACGTCAGCTCGAGGTGCTTGGTGCTCAAACAGTCCTCCGAATAACACTTACTATATGCGTATAACTGATTCAACAGGTGTTAATATTGATACTTCGATTTCAAGTCCTATAAACACTTGGAATCAAATGAATAGTTCATTACTAGTTAAATGGTCAATCGACTATCAAACCGCCTCAATAGGTCAAGTCAAAATAGAAATCTCAGATGCTTCTGATGGTAGCAATATTCTTGATACTGGATACTATGGCATAAACGTAGAGAGTGGTCAGTAACATGAGTATATTACCTCACGCAATTCAAGTTATTGGAACAGCCGGTGAAGGAAAACCACCTTACCCAACAGGTACATTTACTGTAAAGCAATACGGTGATGGGGAAACTGGAAACAGTGTTACTATTCTTGCTTCTGAAAGTCTCAGTGGTGCTGGGACCGCGCAATCAAGCGCTCTCATAACAACACGAACAACTCGAACAGCAAATGGCGCTACAATTACATTTACTCCTAGTGGTAATAATAGAACTTCAAATCAATATCGCCAAGCTTCAGACGGAACACAAGTATCTTTTCCTTCACCATCTACAACTATTACAGGATGGTCTTATGCAGGTGGGTCTTCTACAATAACGGCAGTACGTTATGATGTAAATGGCGCAACAGGTAATTGGTTGCCTATTACTGGTGTAGGTCTTGATGCTAGTATTGTTCGTGGGTCATCTGCATCTTACAGCGGTAGTGGTGGCGACGGGTCTAGTTCTGATTCAGATAGTGACTTCATTGAAATTTATCTTCGAAGTAACGAATACGCAGATACTAAAGTAGCAGAATTCCAATTTTATACACAAGCATATGCTGCTGCTAATTGCTTTATCAAATCATCTCGAGTATTAGTATGGGATGAAGAGTCTAGCACTTATGTAGAACATCCAATATCACACGTATATAATCTTGTAGAAGTTGGTCATAGCGTTATTGTTCAAGGTTCTGACGGTGTAAGAAATACCGTCGTTGAAGCAAGAGCAGTGTGGCAACCTCAAACAATATACGGATTTAATGGATCAGATAATTTTGTTACCGGCGGCCATCCATTTTTAACTACAACAGGTTGGAAGTGTATGGATGCTGAAAATGGCCGAGCGCTTCATCCAGAATTAAACATCACTCAGCTCGAAGTTGGTGATACTCTTGTTCGTTTTGATAAAGATACTGGCCAATACACAGAAGAAGCTTTATCAATAATTACAGAAGAAGCTACAGAACAAACAGTGTACTCACTTGATGTGAGTGGTGATAATACACCAGACATTGAAGGAAATGATACATATATAGTTAATGGTTACGTAGTACATAACAAATAAAGCGCTAATAGTCAGGAGACGAAGATGGCACTCAAAATATCAGGAATTACAGTTGTTAACGACTCGAGAGAGCTCACAAATATTATCGGAGCATCTGGAAATTATGATGGGTTTCACCCTACGGTAACTACTATTACAACCACGCTCGATTTTGATAAGCCGGTAATGATACGCACTTTAACTTCGGCTTCATCGTTTACTACTTCTAATGTATCTGCTGGGCAAACTTCGATTCTCATTCTCGACACTTCCGCGACTGGCTATGATCCATCATTTACCTCAGCTATTAAGTGGCCTGATGATAACGAGCCTACTTGGGCAGACCATCGCTATTGGGTTATCTCATTCATATGTGTTAGTGGTACTTCAGTAAGAGCTAACGCAGCTGGATATAATTCTTAAGGGATAAATCATGGCACTTAAAATTCAAGGCAATGATGCCGTAACAAATACTCGAGAGCTTGATGTTGTTGGAGCAGACGGAGTATATGACGATTGGCATCCCAATACAACTGTTGCTTCTCCGGGCGCAGCCTACTCAATCAACTTTCAGAATCCTTTCCACAGCTTGAGCTTAACAGCTAGTGTTACTTTTTCCGAATTAAATAAATCTGTTGGTCGAAGTGTTACTATACATTTAGATACAGGTACTGCGCAATATTCACCGTCGTGGTCGGGTAATGTAAAATGGCCTGGAGGCACAGAGCCTACTTGGTCTGATAATCAATATTGGATAGTGAATCTTATCGTAGGTATTGGTGGAAGTATTATATTCGGTTCAGCGCAAGGATTTGAAGGTATTCCAGCAACGGCAAACTGGCCAAGCGGAACGTATACCGCAAGAAGTGGAACTGTAAACTTAGCTGCCGAAGTAAATGACTATAGCGCCGACCTTCCGCCTGTATCATCTACTGCAAGAGCAAGGTTTAGATTTTATCGTAGAAATGGAGGCGGATCTTATATAGAATTCGAACCAACTGGCACAGACGGTGGTGACCCAAACGTTTGGTGGACTCCCAGCGGCACACAAAACACAATTGCTAGTGGAGCAGACCAAACCTTTTGGACTGAAACCACGGTTAATCCTTCACACACAAGAATAGTTGTTAAAGAAGGTGCAACAGTAATAGATGACACTGGATATGTATCAAGCGCTTCTGTTGACACCGGTGCGGTAGAATCCGCTACTGTTAATGCTAGTGAATCTGGTACCGGCAGTACTACGAATACATCTACTAAGATCGTCGAATGTTGGGCCCGACAGAGTGGTTATGCAGATACTAAAGTTTCAGAATTTAAAGTTGAGTTAACAGCACGTGCGAATGGGTTAGCTTGTTTTACTGGAGAAGTTCCATTATACAAATGGGATACGAGTTCTAATTCTTGTGTTATAACTCCGATGAGTCAAGCATATAATGAGTGGCTCAATCGTGAAGAAGGCGAGACTCATCATGTAATTGGGCAAAATAATAATACAAAAGAAATATTAAAATTCAAAGAGTTTGAAGTAACTCAACTCATATACGGCATCAATGGTTCTGATTACTTTGTTACCGGTGGCCATCCATTCTTAACAACTGACGGATGGAAGTGTTGTAATCTTGAAACAGGTAATCAATACTATGAGAATGTTGAGCTTACTCAGCTTGTAGTTGGAGATAAGCTTCTTAAATACGATGCAGAGTATAATACGTACTATGAGCAAGAGGTACTTGAAATGACTTCTTCGCTATTAACTAAAACTGTTTATTTGTTAGATGTAGCAGGCGATGATACATATATTGCTGATGGCTATATTGTTCACAATAAGTAAGGACTGATCGAATGACTTTACCACATGCAACAGGAATTTTCGGAGGACTATCTGAGACTCATGCATCCTCAGCAGTTCCAGAAATTAGTACTGTCGTTTTAAATGGCGGCGGATCCTCTGTTAGTGAAGGTGGAACAGCTACTTTTAATGTTAGCACGGTAAATATACCAGATGCTACATCTTTAACTTGGGTCGTTACGCACGGTACTACAGCGGCCGCTGACTTCACCTCAACTACTGGAACAGTTACAATTACTAGTAATAGCGGTTCGTTCGGTGTACCCACTGTTGCTGATAATACAACTGAAGGTAATGAAACATTTACCGTAAGCGTAACAGGTAATGTTAGTGGCACCGCGGTATCTAAGTCTTCAACCAGTATAACAGTACTTGATACTTCACAAGATCCTTCGACACCACAGATAACGTCCTTTGCAGCCTCTCCTACTGCTATATACGAAGGTGGATCTGCTAGCACTATTACACTTGCTACCAGCGACATACCAAATGGTACACAATTAAATTGGGAAATCGCTAATGGGACCAACACAACTAATGCAGATTTTACAGCATCATCAGGAACTATAACAATTAACAGCAATGCAGCAACGATCTCTGTTTCTGCCGTTGACGATGCAACTCGAAACGCTGCAGTTGGACAAACTGGATCAGATACATTTGGTATTCGAATCTATGGCACAGTCGGTGGTAACACCGTCGATACAACTAGTGCATTAACTATTTGTGGCATTCGAGATGAAACACCAGTTATTCATAACATTGTTGTACCTACTTCAGTTAACGAAGGAAGTAGCGCGAACATAACAGTAGAGCATTATGATATTCCCACTGCAACATCAATGAGTTGGGAATTAATAGGATCTGGCGGATCTCCTTTTTCCAATGCCGATTTTTCAAATTCTTCAGGTACAGTCAATTCTGGAGGCGATGGCGGCTCAACAACGCTTGATGATACAACTATTATTAGCATTGCTCCTATCAACGACAATACTACCGAAGGAGCTGAAACTGGATTTATTCGTGTTTCTGGTACTTCTGGTGGTGTTGCGTTTACTAAAGATTCTGGCGTGTTTACAATTAATGATACATCAACAACACCTCCATCAGTAGATTCTGTTACAGGGCCGTCTTCTGTTAATGAAGGTGCTGCGGCAACTATCAACGTATCGACAACAAATATTCCTGATGGCACCACTCTTTCGTTTACAGTTAACCATGGAACATCATCTGCCGCTGATATGAATGTATCTTCTGGTAACGTAACAATTAATAGTAATGCCGGTGCGTTTGCTTTAACTATGACTGCTGATTCTACAACTGAAGGAAGTGAAACCTTTACTGTTACAGTGTCAGGTACAGTAAGTGGCACGGCGGTTTCTGCTACATCAAGCGCAATTACTATTAATGATACATCTACAACACCGGCTCAACCGGCTATTAATAGTGTTACAGGACCTACTACGGTTAATGAAGGATCCAGTGCTACAATCAATGTTGTTACATCAAACATTGGTAATGGAAATACTTTAAGTTGGAGCATAAATCACTCTTCGACTGCATCTGCAGATTTTGGATCAACAAGTGGTACTGTAAATGTTAGTTCAAACGCAGCTTCATTTACGATTCCTATAGTTGCGGATAGTACAACTGAAGGTAATGAAACATTTACAGTAAGTGTAGCATGGACTGTACCGAACGGCGGACAGGGTGAATCCGGTACTTCAGGAGTCATTACAATCAGCGATACATCTCAAACACCTGCACCTACATATAGTGTAACAGCACCGGCTTCTGTTAACGAAGGTGCAACTGGAAGTATGAGCGTCACTACAACGAACGTAACAAACGGAACAACACTTTACTGGACTGTAACTCCCTCAGCAGATTTTGGAACTACGTCGGGATCATTTACTGTTAACTCAAATGCAGGATCATTTACAGTAAGCCCTACAGCCGACTCAACGACAGAAGGTGCAGAGACAGGTACAATTGCAATTCGAACCGGAAGTACGAGCGGCACAATCGTTGCAACTGATACATTTACAATTAATGATACGTCAACGACTCCTGTTCCTACCTATGCAATTAGTGCGCCATCTTCGATTGATGAAGGTTCTTCTGGTTCGTTTACTGTAACTACCACGAATGTGACGAATGGTACAGTGTTATATTTTACGATGAACTTAACTGGAGATTTTGCTAGTCCATCCGGAACAGTTGCAATTAATAGTAACACAGGATCGTTTTCTCGCACACCTACTGCTGATACTACGACTGAAGGAGCTGAAACTTGTACAGTCAGCCTCAGAACAGGAAGTACAAGTGGTACAATCGTTGCAACCGACACCTTTACAATTAATGATACTTCAACAACACCACCAACATATTCAATTGCAGGTCCCGCTACTCTTAATGAAGGCGCGACAGGCACGATGACTGTAACCACCACGAACGTAGCGAATGGCACTACACTTTACTGGTTAGCAGGTCCTGCTAGTGACTTTAATACAGACATTGGTACTCTTACTATTAACAGTAACTCGGGTACGTTTACGATTACACCTACAGCTGATAATACAACTGAAGGTACTGAAACTGCAACAATACGTGTATACGATGACGCAGGTAGAACAAATCAAGTAACTGGTAGAGATGTTGATATTATTGATACTTCAACAACACCACCAACTTATGCTGTTACAGCTCCAGCTTCTATCAATGAGGGTTCAGCTGGTACAATTAACGTTACAACCACAAACGTAGCTGATAGCACAGCGTTGTACTGGTCAGTAACTACAGGTGATTCACCAGCAGACTTTAGTACAGGTAGCGGTACAGTCACAATTACCAGTAATGCAGGATCGTTTACTGTAACACCGGATGCTGACACTACGACCGAAGGGTCTGAAACAGCTACTATAACTTTAAGAACTGGTAGCCAAGGTGGTACAATTGTTGCTACGGATACCTTTACAATTAATGATACGTCACAAACACCTGCACCAACTTATGCTGTTACAGCTCCAGCTTCTATCGATGAAGGTGTTGCTGGTACCATGAACGTTACAACCACAAACGTGGCGGATAGCACGACATTGTACTGGTCTGTCGAGCCGGCTGGTGACTTTAGCACATCGTCAGGAAGCTTTAGCATAAGTTCAAACGCAGGTTCGTTCACTGCAACACCTACAGCAGATTCTACAACTGAAGGTGCAGAAACCGGAACTATCAGAATACGAACAGGAAGCACGAGTGGCACAATCGTTGCAAGTGATACGTTTACGATTAATGACACATCAACAGCTCCTTCACAGACTCTTACATGTTCTAACGGTAATAATTTCACATTGCTCAACCAAGACAACTCGACGAGCGAAACATTTACTGCTACAGGACTGAATACGTCGGGAACATATAATCTCGTTGTACCAAACCCAACAGTTACTTCAGGTTCTTTGTTATGTGAGTTTAGTTCTTTCTTTTACGCAATGACTCACCAAGGTGGTGGTACTTGGACTGCTAATGTAAGACTAGATCGCACAGGTACTACAGTGGGAACCGGTTCGTCTTTATGTGAAGTTAAGGACGGCTTTACCTCACTCTCGCCTACTTTAACACGAACAGTTTACGTCGTACAGTCCAACTAAATTAGAATTAATCGCCTTATAAATAGAACATATAAACCAGTTATAGAGAAAAAAACATGGCGCAACCAACGACAAGAGAAGAGTTTAAAGATTACGTCCTTCGTAAAATAGGCGCCCCTGTAATTGAAATAAACGTAGCTGAAGAGCAGGTTGATGATAGGGTTGACGAAGCAGTTTCGTATTGGAGAGATTATCATTACAACGGCAGCCAGCAAGTTTATTTGAAACATCAAATTACTGCGGAAGATGCTACGAATGGGTACATTACTCTACCTCAAGGATTGCTCGGTATTTCAGGAGTCTTTCCTTTAACGACTAATCTTTCTACAGGTTCTGGTATTTTTAATGTTCAGTATCAATTTGTATTGAATAACATTGAAGATATTACTGGCTATAATGTTCAAAACTATTATATGGCAATGAGTCATTTATCTTTCCTTCAGGAAATTCTTGTTGGTAAACCAATGATTCGATATAATAAGCACGTAAACAAATTACATATCGATGTTGATAAGAGTTTTCTTTCTGAAGGCGAATATATTATCATTGAAGCTTACGACGTAATTGATCCAGATACATACTCAGATGTATGGGGTGACCGATGGTTACAAAACTATGCATCTGCACTCATCCGAGAGCAATGGGGACTTAATCTTACTAAGTTTACTGGAATGCAATTGGTTGGAGGTGTATCGTTTAACGGAGAGCAAATACTAACAGAGGCAAAAGCAGAACGCGAAAAAATGGAAGAAGAAGCGGTTTCTTCTTTACAGCCTTTGACCTACAACTTCATTGGATAAATCATGGCTACTAATGTATTCTTTCGAAACTATGATCACTTCAATGAGCAACAGCTTATTGATGATCTTGTAATTGAAAGCATCAAAATTTATGGTGTTGATATTATTTACGTCAAGCGTTCTTTAGGCGCTGTTGATCGCGTATTTAATGAAGATGATCTTCCACTCTACGATGAAACTTTCCAATTCGAAACCTATGTTAAAAACGTAGATGCATTCGAAGGAGAAGGTGATTTCCTTTCTAAGTTCGGTTTACAAATACGCGATCAAATGACATTGACCGTAGCGAATCGTACATTTGAAAAGCATGTTACACGAGAAGTTACTGATATCATTCGTCCTCGAGAAGGTGATATTATTTACTTCCCACTAAGTGAAAAGATGTATGAAATCAAGTTTGTAGAGCATGAAAGCTTATTCTATCAGAGTGGTGCATTACAGGTTTACGACATGCAATGTGAACTTGTAGAATACAGTGGTCAACGTTTTGAAACAGGTCGAGATGCAATTGATAATTACTTCGATCCTATCGATACTACACCTACAACTACTCTTGCTGACTTGGCGAATACTGAACCTAATATATTCGGTGAAACGGAAAATGCAGATGTACTTGCTCGTAACTACGTATTTGAACAAGAAGCAGATGCTATTCTCGATTTCTCTGAGGTAGATCCATTTAGCGAAAACATAACAATAAGTGATGACTGATGGCATTAGCAAATTACTTTTATAATCAAACAACTCGAAAGTATGTAGCCTTATTCGGCACGTACTTTAATCAGTTGACTGTTGAAAGGATTGACAACAATCAAGTCCTTCAGCAGCGTATGATTGTACCTATTTCCTATGCTCCTTATCAAAAGATTTTAGCAAGACTCGATCAAGCACCTGATTTAAATAAAACAAAATCAGCAATACAATTACCGCGCATGTCTTTTGAAATGACTAGCATGTCGTATGATGCAGAACGAAAGATTGCTCCCACCACTAAGATACGTAAAAGCGTAGTCGATGATGCAACCGGCGGTCGTAAATTTACATATGCTGGTTCACCATACAACCTCGAATTTTCGTTGTATATAATGTCTAAATATCAAGAAGATGCTACTAAGCTTCTTGAACAAATTATACCTTTCTTCAATCCAGATTTTACGAGTACTGTTCGTCTTATTGAAGGTGTAGATCCTATAGATATTCCTTTGATACTCACAGGAGTAACAACTGAAGATATATACGAAGCAGGATTTGAAGAAAGACGAAGTATTTTATATACACTGAACTTCACGATGAAAGGATGGTTCTTTGGACCAGAACGTGAGAAAAAGATTATCAAGTTTATCGATGTACGATATGCTACAGATACACCGATCGACACACCATTTGAAGAATTCTATACACTTCAACCTGGTATGACAGCGAATAACGAACCAACAACTGATCAAGAACTAAGTATAGATTATAGTTTGATTGATTTTGATGACAATTGGGCTTACGCCGAGGAGATTGCTAATACAGCACCTTCTGATTAATAAAGGATGAATATATTATGTTAAAAAATAGAAAGAAAGCGTTAACACAAGTGATGAACACTGATGGTATAGTTCTTGAAATGGCCTCAACGTTTTATCAAGAGTTTTTCCGAACTCGAGATTACGAAAGACACTATCAAGTACAGCCCGGCGATATCGTGGTAGATATTGGTGCATGTATTGGAATGATGTCGGCTGGAGCATTAGACAGAGGTGCTTCTAAAGTATACATGATCGAAGGTAATCGTAAGCTTCTACGAACTGCTATTGATAATGTTGCAGAACATATCATGAATGAGCCCACAACTAAAGTGTATCCTATTAATTGTATTATGGGTGCTGCTAACGAAGGTGCTACTGGTGCCGGTGGTGTATTTACTACTCACGAAGATGATGTAGGATTTGATGAAATAGATCGAATGTCATTCCGCGAGTTTATACGTGATTATAGTATTGATCGTATTGATTATCTCAAAATAGATATCGAAGGAAACGAATACGATATTTTGAATGAAGAGAACTTAGAGTTCATAGATAAAAATGTTAAGCACATGGCGATTGAAATACACACTCAAGCGGGTGACAATACTCTAGAACGCTTTTTCCATTTTCGTGATACGTTTCTCAAGCATTTCAAAGATTCTCCTCGCCATACGTTACGTGGTGCAGGTGATGGGTACTTTATTAATAACACGATGTGGGATAATGCGACTGTTCGTAGCCTAGATTTACATTCATCGTACTTTATGCTATACATTACGAGAGAATAATTATGAGTGGAGACAAGATATTAGAAAGCATGGGACTAGCACCGATCGAGAAAGATCAGGAGCTAAAGCCTGTAGAAGATATTACTGAGCAGCTTCCGGTTGTACAAGAAAGTAATCTTCCTGTTACTAGCGTAGCAAGTGAAAGAGCCGCAGAAGAAAATCTTAAAGACATAGAGCTTGCTAAACGTAATATCGAAAACATTATTAATCTTGGTGATGACTCTGTAAAAGAAATGGTCGAGATTGCAAAGCAGTCAGAATCACCTCGAGCTTTTGAAGTTGTCTCCACTCTCATGAAAACTTTACTAGACGCTAACAAAGATTATGTTGAGATGTCTACTAAAAAGCGCTATGCTAAAGAAGAAAAGCAAGCAGAAACCCAAGTTACAAATAATAATCTTATTGTATCAACGGCCGATTTACTTAAGATGATAAAGGGTGAAGATGACTAGTGGCTATCTTGGTAATACTAATCTAAAGCGTATCGGTGAACAAATTGAATTTACTCCTGATAACCTAAAGGAGTACATGAAATGTATGAAAGATCCGGTCTACTTTGCTGAGACCTACATTAAGATTGTACACGTTGATAGAGGATTCGTTCCTCTTGACATGTATGATTATCAAAAAGAAATTACAGAAAAGATTACAAACAATCGTCGAGTAGCAGTATTAACAGCTCGGCAGGCCGGTAAGACAACTACGGCTGTTGCTGTAATTCTACATTATATCTTATTCAATGAGTACAAAACAACTGCGATTCTTGCTAACAAAGGAGATGCTGCAAAAGAAGTACTTGATCGAGTTAAGATTGCATATGAAGCATTACCTAAATGGATGCAGCAAGGTGTTGAAGAGTGGAACAAGTATAGTATTGTTCTTGAGAATGGTTGTAAGATTTATGCAGGTACTACTTCTTCATCGGCTATTCGAGGTAAGTCAATATCATTCTTGTATCTTGATGAGGTTGCATTTATTGAGGGATACGATGAGTTCTTCGCTTCTGTATATCCTACAATCTCATCCGGTGAGAGTACAAAACTATTAATGACTTCCACACCAAATGGTCTGAATCACTTTTGGAAAACATGCAAAGGTGCTGAAGAAGGAACGAATGGTTACGAGTTTGTTAAGGTCATGTGGAATGATGTACCTGGCCGAGATGAGAAATGGAGACAAGAAACTCTTGCCGCACTTGATTTTGACGAACAAAAGTTTGCTCAGGAATACTGTGGAGAATTCTTAGGAAGTTCTGGTACACTTATTGATGGAAGTAAGCTCAAACAACTTGCGTATTCGCGACCTTTAGCAGATTCAGAAGGTGTAACACAATATGCGAAACCAGAACCTGATCGTGTATATGTAATGACTGTTGATGTATCTCGAGGCAAAGGACTTGACTACTCAACATTTAGCATTATTGATGTCACGAATATGCCTTATAGTCAAGTGTGTGTTTTCCGTGACAATATGGTGGGCCCAGTTGATTTTGCGTCTGTTATATATAGATTAGGATTAATGTATAACGAAGCGTCTGTTTTAATTGAAATTAACGATATTGGTGAACAAGTTGCAGATGTTCTTTATATGGATTATGGCTATGAAAATCTTCTTTACACTGAAAATGCCGGGAGAAACGGAAAAAGAATCTCCAGTGGCTTTGGTAAAAAAGTAGACAATGGGATACGAACAACAAAGAGTGTTAAAAGCATCGGTTGTTCAATATTAAAAATGTTGGTCGAACAGAATCAACTTATAGTACAAGACTATAACACAATACAAGAGTTATCTCGTTTTTCGAAAAAGGGATCTTCATACGAGGCCGAATCTGGCGCTCATGATGATTTAGTAATGAACTTAGTAATCTTTTCTTGGCTAACTGATCAAGAGTTTTTTAAAGAGGTTACAGACATAAATACTATGATGAAACTGAGAGAAAAAACCGAAGAGCAAATCGAACAAGATTTACTACCTTTCGGTTTCATTGACGTTGGTGATATTGATGATGGTGACGAACAACTACTAGCCCGAGAAGCATGGAAAATATAAATCCTTAGTTTTTATAAATAGAAAATAGTGATAACTAAATTAAAACTAGGTCTAATTAGATAATATTTAAAGGAGAATAATATGGCTTTTTCCGTAAGTCCTTCCGTAATCGTTCGAGAAGTGGACGCGTCAACCACGGTACCGGCCATCGCAACAGCCCCTGCAGCGATCGCAGGCGTTTTTAGATGGGGTCCTGTTGGAGAAGCTGTTCTGGTTTCTTCAGAAAGCGAACTAGCTGGTAGATTCGGTGAACCAAACAACGACAACTACGAAACATTTTTTACCGCATCCGATTACCTTTCATATGCGAATGCTTTATTTGTTGCTCGTCTAGATAATGGATCCACTAGAGCAGAAGCACCGACAGAGGAAATACTGTTAACTGCAGATACTGCTTATCTGACTGCAAACTCATCTAACGGTGTTGTTGAAGGCGTAACCCCAGGCACTGAAGGTACACTTGATGTTGCAAACTCTACACTCGGTGTATTCGAAGGTCTCTATCCTGGCGCATTGGGTAACGCACTCGATGTTCAATATGTAGATTCCACTGCTTTCGCAGCAGACTTACTTGATGTAGGTGGTATTCCTGCAACATTCATTGCTGGTGATGCAGAAGAGCTTGAAATCGAAAATGCAATTGAGTTTGCATCTTCATCGTTTAGATTCCAAATTCCAGCGTTTGTTGGTGGTGAGACTAATGACGCACTCGATCCTCTGGTAGCAGGTGACTTGCTTACCGTCGGTAATGACAGTGTAGGATTCCAAGAAATTCCAGTTGTTTCGATTAGTCATACAGTTCAATCAACTAACGGAACAGTATTGGAAGGTGACTCTGCAGCAAACAGTTCTATCGCGGTAGCTCGTGAATACTCAGTCAGTCTAGGTTCTCAATTTACACTTACTTCAGGCGCTCTGGATGAGATGAAGCTTGGAAGGAAGTATAAAAATGCTGGAATGTTTGGAACGACACCTCAAGCCGGTAACTATCACGTAGCAGTTATTGATAGAACAGGTGAAGTTTCAGGTGAAGTCGGTGGTGTGATCGAAATGTATACCGATCTTTCGACATCGGCATCTAGCACACGTGCAGATGGTTCAACAAACTATATTGTAAATGTAATTGAAAACGAATCCGGTTGGGTACGAGTTGCTGATACAAGGAATCTTACAACTAACGGTGTAGGTCAGAATAATACTGAAGTTCTAGCAGGTGGTGCTGATGGTACTACTGAAGGTGCAACAACCCTTCAAGCAGTTGCAGAAGGTTACGATATCTTTGCAAATGCAAACGAGATTGACGTATCATTTATCCTGCAAGGTAAGGGTGATGCTGGAGCTACACGAGCTAACTACATAATTAGTAATGTAGTCGATAAGCGAAAAGATGCTATACTATTCGTATCTCCATCTTATGAAGCTTCAGTAGCAGAAAACAGAACAAACGGTAAGTTGAACAAGACTATCGGTTACCGTAATGCTCTACAAAACAGTTCTTACTGGTTCATGGATAGTGGATACAAGTATCGATATGACAAGTACAATGATGTTTACCGCTGGACACCACTCAATGGTGACATGGCAGGTCTAGCATCACGAGTACAACCTTTTGAGTCACCAGCAGGTTTCCGTAAAGGTGTTATTAAGAATGTTGTTAAGCTCGCGTTTAATCCTAATAAAGCACAACGTGATCAGCTTTACAGCAGTGACATTAACCCAGTAATGAGTCAAGTGGGACAAGGTATTGTTCTCTTTGGTGATAAAACTGGTCTCGGCTTACAGAGTGCATTCGATCGACTTAACGTTCGACGCTTATTCATCTCTGTTGAAAAAGCAATTGCTAATGCTGCTCAATCATTCTTGTTCGAACTCAACGATGAATTTTCTCAAACTCAATTTAAGAATATTGTAGAACCTTTCTTAAGAGAAATCCAAGGACGTAGAGGAATCATTGACTTCCGTGTTATTTCGGACTCTACGGTTAATACTCCTGCGGTAGTTGATCAAGGTAAATTTAAGGCTAACATCTTTATCAAGCCTGCTCGGTCAATTAACGTGATTGAATTGACGTTTGTTGCAACTAGAACAGGCATCGAGTTTGAAGAAATTGTTGGTTCAATTTCATAATAAATAAAATTAAAAGGAGAACAAGAGAATGGCATTTAATATTAACGAGTTCAAATCCCAGTTAACTGGTGGTGGCGCTCGTCCAACTCTCTTCCAGGTTCAAATTCTAAATCCTGTTGATCCAGCTGCTGACTTTAAAGTACCTTTCATGGCTAAAGCGGCTGGTATCCCAGCATCGAATCTGGGTTCTTTCACTGCACCTTATTTTGGCCGACAAGTTAAGTACGCAGGTGATCGAACATTTGAAGATTGGACAGTAACAATCATCAACGACGAAGACTTTTTGGTTCGTAACGCTATGGAAGCTTGGAGTAATGCAATCAATAGTCATGATGGCAATACACGAGCTCTTCCTAATGATTACAAATCAAATGGTATCATTACACAATACAGTAAAGACGGAGATCCTATTCGTACATATGTATTCGAAGGTATGTATCCTGTTACTATTAGCGAAATTGCTATGGGTTGGGACACCGTCGATACAATTGAAGAATTTCAGGTAACTTTCCAATATGACTTCTGGAGAGTCGAGGGAAGTACTGGCGTTCCAACTACATAATTTTTGAAGGATTTTAAATAATGAAGATCTTTGGTTTTGAGGTCAAGAGGCCAGAAGACGAAGAACAGGCAACCCCTGTATCGTTCGCTGCGCCTCAGAATGATGACGGCGCGATTACCGTTAGTGGTAACGCGCTTGGTGGTTTCTATAATACGATACTAGATATGGAAGGCTCAGCTAAGTCTGAGTCTGAACTAATTACTAAGTATCGAGCTATGGCTCAACAACCGGAAATAACACAAGCAATTGATGATATTGTAAACGAAGCGATTAGTATTGATACAGATGATTCAGTAGTTGAGATCTCCTTGGGAGAAACTGATCTACCTGATAAAGTAAAAGAATCAATCACAGAAGAGTTTAGTAATATATTAGGTTTGTTTGACTTTTCTAATAATGCTTATGATATGTTTCATAAGTTTTATGTTGACGGAAGACTAAATTATCATATCATTATTGATGACGAAAACCTTAAGAAAGGTGTCATTGAATTAAGATATGTAGATCCTCGGAAGCTAAAATTAATCCGAGAAGTTGATAACAAAGGAAAGGATAAGTGGTCAGGCGCTCCTACTAAGAAAATCAAAAATGAATATTACATGTATTCAGATACTGGTTTCTCAGGTGCAACAACTACTTCAGGCTCAGCAAGTGGATTTAAGATATCTAAGGATAGTGTAGCTCGAGTAACATCAGGCTTAATGAATGAAAACAATAGCTTAGTATTATCCCACATCCATCCTGCAATTAAGCCTCTTAACCAACTACGTATGTTGGAAGATGCTACAGTTATCTACACTTTGACAAGGGCTCCAGAGCGTCGAATATTCTATATCGATGTTGGTAACTTGCCAAAGAATAAGGCAGAGCAATATCTACGTGATATGATGACTCGCCATAAGAATAAGTTACAGTACAATGCATCAACTGGTGAGATTAGCGATTCTCGTAAGATGATGACAATGACTGAAGATTTCTGGTTCCCACGTCGTGGTGGTGAACGTAGTACAGAAGTTGATACTCTTGCCGGTGGTAGTGCACAGGGCTTGAGCACAGACGAAAATTTACAGTACTTTCAACGCAAACTTTATAAAGCGTTGAAGGTACCTATTGGTCGTTTAGAGCCAGAGACAATGGCTACCTTTGGTAGAGTGTCTGAAATTACTCGAGACGAACTTAAGTTTGCTAAGTTTATTACAAGGGTACGATCACGTTTCTCTTGGTTATTTAATATTGTATTAGAGAAACAGCTGATCTTAAAAGGGATCCTAACTCCAGAAGAGTTTGAAAATATTCGTAACGATATTCGATATGATTTCATTCAGGATAATTACTTTACTGAATTAAAAGAAGCTGAAATCTTACGAGAGCGTTTAAATACTTTGAGAGAGCTTGAAGATCAGGTTGGTGTATATTATTCAAGACAATGGGTTGTACAGAACGTCTTGAAAATGAACGAAGAAGAGTATAAGGAAGTACAGGATCAGATCGCCTCAGAGAAAGAAGAAGGTGGCGATGAAGACGATGATGTCGACTTTAGCTAAAATACACAAAAAATTTATTATATAAATAATGAATAGTAATTAAAAAAATTAAATAGGACTTAACAATGAAAAAACTTAAAGACATTCTTTCGGAGGTTGCTCAACCAAAGTCTGCGGAAGAAAAGAGATTCAAAGATCAACATACGATCGAATTGATTAAGCATCCTGTTGCACTCGATTCTCAATTTACCGGTGAGATTGAAGGTCTTGAAAGTAAAGCTCGACCTGCCGATCAAACTGACGGAAAAGATGCTGATGCATATGACCAGGCTTATGCTGTTAAAGACAAGCCATTCAAAATGCCTAGGAATATCGATGAGAGCCGGATGCGTTTTTCTGATTTACTAGAGCGAGTTATGGTCAACGAGTCAGATATGGAAATGATATCTGAAGATCCTTCTCGTGAAGTTCCTATGATGCAACGTCAACTTGAGTTTATCTGTTATGCTGCTGAAGAGATTCAACAGTATCTTTCTCAAGAAGGTATTGATCCAGAAGAATGGTATCAAAACAAATTAGCAAACGCTTTTTCATATATGAAATCACTGCATGCTTATGCAGAAGGCGAGAAGCGAGTTAACACGGTTGCTGCAGCTTATCAATACGAAGAGACAGAACAAGATAATACTCTTGAAGAAGCAAACTTTAAGCCAGGTAACATGAAACTTAAAGATGGTTCTTCTGTTAAACTCTCGATGGACGACGCTAAAGCAATTGCAGCAGTTATGAAAACTTTGAATCCTAAAAATCGTAAGGAAATGGAAGAGCGGTTAATGAAGGATAAGAAAGGATTTCAGGAAATTGTAGCTTTTGCTAAAACGGTAGGTTAAGAGGATACAAACATGGCACAACTAATTACTGAAATTAACGAAACTTGCGAAGTTATTACTGAAGCAAAAGCTGACGGTAAAGGTAAAAACTACTTTATCGAAGGTATCTTTATGCAAGGTGATGTTAAGAATCGCAATGGACGTATTTACCCAGCAGATACTCTTGAAAACGAAATGAATCGTTATCAGAAAGAATTCATTGATCCAAAGCGAGCTTTAGGCGAGCTTGGTCATCCTGACGGTCCTACTATTAATGGAGATCGAGTATCTCACCTTATCACTAGCATGAATCGCGAAGGCGCTGATTTCTATGGCAAGGCTAAGATCCTATCTACTCCAATGGGAGAGATTGTTAAGTCTTTATTGGATGAAGGTGTTAAGATTGGCGTATCAACTCGTGGACTTGGTTCCGTTAAAGAGAAAAATGGAGTCATGGAAGTTCAAAAGGATTTCCACTTGTCGACTGTTGACATTGTAACTGATCCATCAGCACCCAATGCATTTGTTAATGGCATCATGGAGAACAGAGAATATTATTACGACATTGCTTCTAATTCATGGAGACCACAACAGGTTGAAGAAATTATTGAGCAGGTTGTTCAAGAGGTTGAGAAAACGGTCAATCGTGTAGTAAGAACTATTGACGAAGAAACGGCAGCTAGGATGTTCCAATCGTTCGTTCGATCATTGAGAAGCTAAAGTTTATAAATAAATTACAAACAAAAGATTTGTATTACTAATTAAATCTAAAGGAGAATAATTATGTTAGAAGAAGGTAAAGACTTCGTAGCAGATGACGGCGTTTCTAGCGTACCCAGTCCAGTTACACCCGCCGGTGGAGAAGACAAGAAGAAAAAGGGTAAGCCTGAAGATAAGATCGACACTAAAGCTGACGAAAAGACACCTGGTCAAGGAGTTAAAGCTGAAGAAGTAGAGACTGAAGAAGAAGTAGTTGTTGAGTCATCTATTGCTTCAATCTTTGAAGGTGAAGAATTGTCAGAAGACTTCCGTAACAAAATGACTGTTGTATTTGAAGCAGCCGTTAACGAGGAAGTAGCTACTAAAACACAGGGCCTCCAAGAGGAACTCGAAGCTCAACTCGAAGCTCAACTTTCAGAAGCAGTTGAATCTAAAATGTCTTCTGTTGTTGAGAATGTAGACAAGTATCTTGACTACGTAATTGGTGAGTGGATGGTAGAGAACAAGATCGCAATTGAGTCTGGCATCAAAGTAGAAATGGCAGAATCTCTAATGTCTGGTCTTAAGGATCTATTCCAAGAGCACAACGTTGAAGTTAACGAAGAAACTTTTGACGTAGTTGCTAGCCTTGAGAGTCAAGTAACTGATCTCGAAGATAAGGGCAATGCAGTTGTAAACGAAAACATTGAGCTACAACGTACTATTTCTGCTATGAAGGCAGAGCGAGTATTTGAAGGAATGACTGAAGGCCTTTCTGAAAATCAGATTGAGCGTTTCAAAGTACTTTCTGAAAAGCTTGATGTAGAAGATCTCGAAGATTACACATCCAATCTCGTGGTCATTAAAGAATCTTTCTTTAGCGAAGGCAAAATCGCCGCTCCTAAAGTAGAGGATGTCGAAGAAGACGAAATTATTCTAGAGGAACAGGAAGTCACTAAACCAGCTTCTGATTACTCCTCTATTAATGCTCTGGTTGAAGCACTCAACACTAGAAAGTAAAAGAATAATTAACAAATTTGGTTTTTTATAAATAAATTTTACGTTCAATTTACAAACAGGAGATAGAAACATGGAAAACTATCAAGCGCTTGTGGAAAAGTGGGGGCCAATTCTAGAGCACGAATCTTTTTCACCTATTAGCGATCAACACAAGCGATCGGTTACTGCAACCATCCTTGAAAACACAGAAAATGCACTTCGTCAAGAAGGTGACCTTTCTGCAAACATGACCAGCCTTCTTTCAGAAGCTGCTCCAACTAACGCTGCTGGCGCAGACGGTTTCAGTAGCGGTGCTACTGCTACAGGTCCTGTTGCTGGATACGATCCTGTACTGATTTCATTAGTACGTCGTGCAGTACCTAACCTGATCGCATACGACATCTGTGGTGTCCAGCCAATGACTGGTCCTACTGGATTGATCTTTGCAATGCGTTCACACTACGCTACTCAAGGTGGTGACGAGGCATTCTACAACGAAGCTGCTACTGGATTCTCTGGTACTGGTTCTTCTGTTGGTGCAACTGGTGATGCTAACACTAACACTGGTGTCTTCGATACTGGTCGTGGTATGGCTACTAACACTGGTGAAGCTCTTGGTGATGGTGTTGGCGCTGGCTACGCAGAAATGGCGTTCTCAATCGAGAAAGTTACTGTTGCCGCTAAGACACGAGCTCTGAAGGCTGAGTACACCACTGAGCTTGCTCAAGACCTCCGCGCTGTTCACGGCCTGGATGCTGAGACTGAGCTTGCGAATATCCTTCAAACTGAGATCCTTACGGAAATCAACCGTGAAGTTATTCGTACTATTTACCAAACTGCTGAAGCTGGTGCCGCTGGTACTGCTACTCCTGGGATCTTCGATCTCGATGTAGACGCTAACGGTCGTTGGTCTGTAGAGAAGTTCAAGGGTCTTATGTTCCAGATCGAGCAAGAAGCTAACGCAATTGCTAAGGGAACTCGTCGTGGTAAGGGTAACATCGTTATTTGTTCTTCAGACGTAGCTTCTGCATTGCAAATGGCTGGTGTTCTTGACTACGCTCCTGCTCTCAACGGAAACTCTTTGGAAGTTGATGATTCAGGTAACACTTTCGCTGGTGTACTTAACGGTCGCTACCGTGTATATGTTGATCCATTCGCTGGAACAAACTACATGGTTGTTGGCTACAAGGGCTCTTCTGCCTTTGACGCTGGTCTTTTCTACTGCCCATACGTACCGCTCCAAATGGTCCGTGCAGTTGGTGAGAACAGCTTCCAGCCAAAAATTGGTTTCAAGACTCGCTACGGAATGGTTGCAAACCCATTTGCCGAAGGTGATCACGATAGCCAAGGTTCTGGTGCACTCACTGCGAATGCTAACAAGTACTACCGTCGAGTACGAGTATCTAACTTGTTCTAAGCAAGCAAATAAAAATAAGAGTGGCGGTTTTAGCCACCAACGTTTTGGGGAACCTTTCGGGGTTCCCTTTTTTTATGCGTGAAACGTAATAAAACCTTAATTAAAATTTATTCAAACCTTAATAGAAAAACCACTTCTTTGCTGATAGATAAATTAGCGTAGACAACAACGTTTACGTATTTGTGAGCGATGGTGTAGAGCCATCAAGCAAAGGAGAATAATAAATGAAAACAGTTTTACTTGCTCTTATGGCAAGTGTTTTGTTGTGGTCAGGTGTATCCCAAGCAGATATTTCAGAACATAACTATAAAGCACAAAACGGCGATTGGACATATACGTATCGACATAGAGAAGGTACATGGCATACCGAACTTGGAAAGAAAGTTAAAGATATTGATGTCATGTATCGGTTCGCAGAACTAAATGGTACAATAGAAAATCGCATTAAATTCACACACAACATCTACAAAGCAAAATTCCTCAAGCTCGATCATCGTATCGAGTATCGTCACTTCGACAATAAAGAATCCCATTGGCGTTATCGGTTTATCCTATCAGCGGAACGTAAGATCTCTGATAGCGTATCTCTATGGGTGAAGATCCAACCACGTGTTAGTTTTAAAAACGAAACACAATTTGATTCGAGAGACCAATTTGGTTTCAAGTTTAAGTATGGTAAACTCAGTGTTTCACCTTTTGTAGAAAGAGGTGGTACTGAAAATTATCGTTATAAGCAAACCGTTATTGGTACGCATTTAAAGTATAAGATATAAGGAGATAGCTACAATGGAAATGTTAACACTATGGAGCACACTTGGGTTCCTATTTGCAGCATACGCTGTAATCGCAAATGATTCAGTACAAACTCTCGGTACATGGATGGCATCAAACAATGAGAGATTTAACTATAAAACATTGTGGGCAGCAGCAAGTGCTGTTCTACTTGTAACATTATGGTATGGTTGGACAGTGAATGGTGGTGATATTAGTTATGGAAGATTGAATAAAATTCCATGGCAAGAAGTACAATGGTATCATGCAGCAGCTCCTGCAATCCTTGTATTCTTAACTCGAGTCGGTGTACCTGTATCAACTTCATTCTTAGTCTTATCTGTATTTGCTTCAACCTTTGTATTAGAAAAAATGCTAATGAAATCAATCATGGGCTACGGTGTAGCAGCTGCATTTGCTTATGCAATATGGTTTGCTATCACAAAGTACGCAGGCCATTGGTTCGATGAAACGAGACCTGTTTCTGAGGACAATAAGAAGTATTGGCGTATAGCTCAATGGTTCGCGACGGGTGGCCTCTGGTGGACTTGGTTGTCACACGATATGGCGAATATTGCGGTATTTTTACCACGCATAGTTCCTGTAGATTTGATGATCATGATCTCTGCCGTATTTGTAGCAGGTCTGTTCTTCATGTTCAGAGAGCGCGGTGGTAAGATTCAACAGATCGTACTCGAAAAGCACAACACTCGTTATGTACGAAGCGCAACGCTGATCGATCTATTTTATTGGTTATGCTTATTTGTATTCAAGGAAGTAAATGATATTCCTATGAGTACTACTTGGGTGTTTGTTGGTTTGTTAGCAGGACGTGAGCTTGCAATGGCCACGTATTTTGGTAAGAAGAAGTCCAAGTCTGTATTCCCATTAGTTGCTAAAGACTTTGGTAAGATGATGGTCGGACTCGGTGCATCTGTTGCTCTAGTATTACTAGTGCATTATGTGATCAATCCTGTTTAGTCGTCGTCTGGGCAAAGATATTCCATGAAGAACGAAAGATCATGATCATCATTCCCCACCGCGGATTCTACCAACGTGGGGATTTGTTTTTGCTCCATCTCCCATAAGAACTCTCGAGCATGATAAGCTCGCATTTGTCCTTGATCGATAGTCTCAAGTGTAATAGGATTTATAATTGCGATATTGAAAAGAGTAAAATCGCTAATCATTTGTGTATCCATCAGGCCATTTGACAATTTCTTGATTGTCGCCAAAACCTTTTGTTTTAAGATAGTTATTAGCGATCAAGTTCTCGATCGTGATTCTAACCATTTGTTCACGTGCACGAGCAATAGACAGGTAGTAGCCTAAGCCAGTGAATACGACAGCTGTTATCCAATACATCCAAGTTTCCATTATTATTCCCCATGTCTACCAAGAACTTTTTCAATGATGCGTTGTTGAACGTCAAGACCTTCTAATGTACGTTCTTCAATCACTTCGCTTACACACTGCTCAGGTGCACCGATATAACCTTCCTCGATTGCAAAGGTATAGATTGCGCCTGATTTTTCAAGTTCTTTCAAACAAGATTCAAGTAAATGATTCGGATCGATAAAACCTTCCCGAGCATCTGACAGTAACTGCTTAGCAATACTGATTTCTTTTTTCATAGCGTTTCTCCTAGTTGGTATACTATTTATTGTTAAACATATTTTGGCACAAACCAATCTGGGTGTGTACCGGTGTAACCTTCATACCCATTCCACCAAGACGGTGCTTCACGTTTCCATTCCCATTTAGCGAACGGCTTAGCGGCATGATAGTATTTTCTATAAGCGGCTACCGCATCTCCGGGAACCTTACATTCCGGATAATGACTCATAGCTTGTGCAAATTCTGTTAAACCAATAATCGGTATATTACTAGGAGCTTTAGAGAGTAGCTCACCTAGCTTTAAAAATGTGGCGTGCTTTTTGCCACGACGATACTCATATTCTTCTGACATTGCAACGAAGTGTGCGTAATGCCAATCATAATTTTCTTTGCTTGCGGCGGTCCAAGTAGTACAAGGATGGTACTTATGAACAGCCAAATAATAGAGGCTGTCCCGTTCATCGCCAAACGCATAGTACGTTTGCATGGTCTTACCAGATTTACTTCTTCTTTTTTCTGGTATACCATCAAGCATGCGATGAACGGTCGACAGCATTTGTGCAGACTCGACAATCATTTTAGGTACGTGTTTATCACATAGATTCTGGGCCGATACGATCGGATCGAGATCTGTCACAAAAATGTTCATTTACTTATCCTGAAAACCAAATACACTACGGGTTAATCCACCAAAGCCCCATAGACCAACAACTGCTAGTGGAGCAAATACAGCTAGCTTAACGATGTCTTCGGTAATACCTAAACCTCGTAAGCTCTCGATGAAAGCCCACATAACAAAACAAATTGCAGCAACCGCTGCACCACCAAAAGCTACGTCTTTAATAAAATCTCTCATAATGATTTCCTATTGTACCCATACGTGATGATATTTAGATGGTAACATTTCGCACGTATAATCGAAACGTTCATCGTGGTTAATAACCTCTACACATTCCTGCGTTTCATTGCTGACTCGCACTTCAGGCAGAGTGTTGTACTGTGTTATGCTCAGTACTAGCGCAACAAAGACACCTGCTATAAACAAGTATCCAAGTACATCGTATATCTTATCATTATTCATATTCAATTTCCAGACCTTCTTGTTGCTCCTTAATATCAAGGAGATCATATTGCAAATCGTTGATCAATGCTATTGCTGGATTCGGATTACCATTCACGTTCTCATCGAACTCAGAAACGGTTTCAATACACATTGCAGCAGCAGTAAGTGCTTTAATCTTAAGATCAAGATTCTCGATCATGCAGCTTCCTCGTTTAGAACGAATCCATTGCTGTCACGCTCCCAAGTTCGATATCCCTCGAACTCATCGGTCATGAAGTTCAGATTGGCTTTGCGGCAATGCAAAACCGTACCATCAAACGTGGCATAGATGGGAGCTTCCCAATGCTCAACGTAATCAGACTCTTTGAAGTCGATCTCGTCGACGAGAGTCGAGGACAGGATGTAATCCTGATACATGTCGGAGTTTTCCTCGATGCACTCAACCACCGAGTCCCAGAAACCAACGTCCATGCTTTGCTCGATCGTCATCTCGACGACGTATGTGTCACCACCCTTGGCCTTCCAATAGGCATCGGCGCCAGTACCCAAGGTACCGTCTTCCCGCCAAGCGTAGTTCTCGAGAGTTTGCGTTTGGATTACAGCCTTCATACTAAACCTACCTTTTTTGCAGTTTCAAGAATAATTTCGTTCATCTTAGGTTCTACCATCCGATGAATCATTTCCCAGTCTGGGCGACCACGGAAGCGATGTCGCTCGTTGATGTGAGCCATAACGCCTGGGAACATTTGGCCGATTGCTCGACCACGGTTACAACCACCGTTGTTGAAAATGTCGTAGTAAGCATTTACTGCTTTACGAAATCGCTCCACTTTTTTGTTCGAGCAAGGACCCTCAACTGGTATAAACTTACTTAGCGTGTCTACCAGATCTTGATGAGTACCTTCGCCGTTCCAGTAAGTGTTGTTCATAATTTATATCCTTGTTGATTTGATGGTACCATTCTATCAAAACGAATTGCAGTTGTACACCTTTTTTGCAACTTTTTTTAGATCATTTTGTTATAAGGTTATTCCCCAGAAGGATCTTCTTGGAGCGAATGAAACGTCTGGACAAGACATTCTCGCTCGTATTCAACCCAATCTAGGGGACATCCTACGATCTCAGCAATTTCCTTATTACTGAGATCCTTGCCTAATAGTTCATTAATTTCAACTATAAGATCACTAACACGACTCATAATGATATACCCTTAAGCAGCCATCAAAAGACTAGGAGAGACCTTCCAAAGACCCATATTTGTAGACACCTTAATAGTCTTAGGATTGATCTTCAAGATGGTTCCAGTAACCTTCATGCCACGCTTATCGTTAAAGAAAACTGCATCTCCAACTGAGAACGAACCTTTAATTTCTTGCGAGATCATTGAGCGTCGAGCTCTGACCATGTCAACAATTGCATCAAGAGTAGCGTTGTCAGCGTTACGGATAGCGTTCATAGTGGTTTTGTTCAACATAATGTAATTCCTTATCAATTAATTTAAGGTACCATTCTAACAAAGAAAGCCGCTGTTGTACACCTTTTTGTGCAATTATTTTCACTTTTTTTAGATTAATTTGTTATAAGAACTTCAATGCTTAGATCAAAGTGTTATATGAGCCCTGTGCCATTACAGGTAGGGCATGTGGAAGGTTGAGGTGGTTTGTCTGCAGGCGAGGTGTTTGCTTCTGCGTTGTCGAAGTCGTATATGTACCAGATCGTACTGCCAACAGAGACTGCATCACCGGCTACGCATTCATCCATCGTAGTCTGAGCGATTACGCCATTGATCTTAACGTTGTTACCTTTGACGTGTCTTTGAAAAGCTTCTTCTTTAATGTACTGTTCAATGTACGGTCTTATTGCTGGCCACAATTTCATAATGTACTTTCCTTTCTAAAATGCTACTGATATCGATACACCAATATGATCATTATGAGCTACCACTCCCCATCGACCTACGTTTCCTCCGATCAATGCAGGTACAAGATCGTCTGGTTCATAAGATCCTATCATATAGTATAATCCACCCAAGAACAAACCATTGATAAGTAGCGATTTGTCCTTCGATGGACTGTTTCCATAGATGAGTGTATTTTCCTCTCTAAAACAATTACAAGGATGATTCATAGCCCACTGTGTTTGCTTATGGTCAACGTATGCAGCAAGACTATAGCTACTGAAAAGAAGCTGTTCTTTTCGAGTCCAGTCTCCAAAGTGTCTGATTTCACTATTTGCAAAACTCGCAAGTAGTAAAAATACTAAAGCGGTAACTTTACTAGCTTTCCCCAAGTGGGTTGTCGAGGGCTTTTTGTATTGTATCTCGTAAGCTTTCATCTAACTTCTCCATCTTATCATCAATACGATCTTCTACTTCCCTCATCGTATTTCGAACGTCCTTTTCTGACTCTCTGCTAATGTCTGATACTTCTCGCAGTCTTGCATCTATTTCGTCTTGTACTGTCTTCACTCGGTTGCTAGCAGACTCAGCTACTCTTTCTGTTCTTATAATGTCATCTCGTAAACTATTCTTAATATCTCGAGTGTACTCAATAGCATCATCTAATTTACGTTCAATCGCTACGTTACGAGCTTCGACTGCTTCGATATCGAGTACTGCGAGCTTTTCGCTCATCTCTTGAAAAGCTTTATATGATTCAAACCCACCATACAATGCAGCGAGTACTGAACTCAGTAAACCAAACGCTACACCTATTGTTGTCGGAGTCATACTGATTCCGAACAACTGGAATTTCGTGTTCTTTAGATTCTCAACACCTTCTTCAAGGTTTTCTGTCATCTCACCTAAGTCTTTTTGTTTTCTTCTTGCCATGTTTTAGCCTCTCGTGCCAACTTCAAGTCGGTCGTTCTTATTATTAATGAACCATCATCAGAATATACTGTGTATGTTCTTCGCAGTTCTCTATCGATTTCAACTCTATAAGTCATGATATTATCAATCCCACAGCACCAATTACAACTACAAGGCCAACCGCAAGAACTATTGCGCCTAGGCTAATGTCAATCCAGAAAGCGTTCCTTTCTGCCTTTTTGCGGGCAGCAACCATTCGAGCTTCACGTATTCTTCTACGTTCTCTCATCATATCTTCATAAAAGTGAATTTGACCAGAATAGATCAGGAAGTCTCGGAGCTCTTTTTCAATCGCTGCTATTTTATGCTTCGCAGCGGTTACTTGCAAGGCTTGTGCCTCGACGCTCTTGCCCGAGAAAATTTTGCTAAACGCTGGCGCGTTCTTTGCTGCAATGTTGGCTTCTGCTATACTTTCTTTCGCGTCAAAAAATCTTGTAAAACCTTCATAGAGATCCTGTGCTTCTCGACCTCTTTCCACACCATTCTTTATCATGTTATAAGCAGAGCCAGCTAGCTGTAAAGCTACCGATATCTCTACCATGATTTACTATCCTTCAGTGTTCCTTAGTTTTCAAACTTTAATTGCTTAAGTTGTTGTATCTCTTGTCTAAGCTTAAGTACTTCTAGACGTTTCTTTTCAAGCTCGAGCTCGTATAGTTTACTACAATCTAATCGCTTTTTTGGAGCACCGATCGGAATTGTAATTCTTCCATAAACGCCCACATCACGAATAAAGTTGTCTGAAAACTGATTGTAATACGACGGATCATTTTGCAATGCGAACTGGTTCATCATAGGATCGTTCTGGTTTAAAATACCAACAACGCCAAATTCTACATTTGTAGAAGAACCAATTGCCGCAGAACATTCAACGTCTCCAGCTCTTACTCTATCAGACTGAAATGATTGTTGTGACTGTGGAATGGCTAGGTTTAAGCTACTTTGACCGTAAGCTCCACCGCACCATAATCCCACCACAAAATACACACAGCATATTAATAATCTATTCATCTTTTATCTTCGAACATATTCTAGAGGATACAACAGTGGCTGCCTCAGTGCCAGCCAACAGTTTTGATCGAGAACAGATATACACAGCTTGCTTTATTTCTGCCTCGCGTATGTAGACTTCAACTTCAACTGATTGCAGATATTTAACAGGAAGTATACGTTGCGGAGTCGCAAATCGTACCTTATTCATGTCTTTATCTAACACTTGAAATTCATAATAGGACACATCATTGCGTCCATTAAAGAGTCTTAGCCTAGTACTATATATTCCTTCTACAAAGGAAGGAATCATTTTGGGGTATGTTGGAGTCCATTGATGAGCCATTGCTGACCCACCAATGAAAAGCATCATTCCCGTTATCAAAAATTTCATCATAATAAAAATTGCTCATGTTACATTGCGATACATTCTGCTTCTACAACTGCACGGTAAGTTCCAGCAGGCCATGCTTTTTGGAATCCGTATTCAACATCAGATTCTACTTTAAACCATGTGCTACCGGCTGTAGTCAGTGCAATTTCAGTTACATTGTCGTACTCGATCTTATCAGTGTCATAGGCAGACATTGCTGCATCAGATACTTCTTTAACTGAAACTTCGCCGGTCCATTGAGTAGTGTCACTCAATCCAGGGCTCTCAGTAAAAGAGATAGGATGCTTGATGTAAGCTTTGTAGTAGCTAGCCTGAACTACGTCGTATCGAATAATTGGCTCAACACCAGCGTCTGCTGTAGCTGTGCTTAGCTTGTATGGAAGTGGGTTACCATAAACACCAACTGTGTCTGTAGTTACTGTACACTTAGATTCTACTGTACCAATCAATGGAGTATCGACTGCTAGTGCCAAAGGGCTTATAAGAGCGAGGCCGAGTAGTGCTTTCTTGAACATATTTTGTTCTCCTTATTATTTTTTGCTTTTATACTGCAAATTTACTAAATCATTATGCATAGCATCTTGTGCAAAGTTCACTCGTCTCGCCCGAGCATTGTCGGGCAGTTTCCCATCTTTTAGTTCAATTTTTTCTTCGTACTGGGTTGATGGCAACGCAACCAAATAGCTTTGAGGTACAAAGTCTAATGCTTGTAATCCTGCATAAGCTAATTGTGACGCTCCTGCTATTGCGGTGCCGTTCTCTGTGCCGAGGAGTTTTTCAAGGCGTTCATCTTCACCTTCATCCTCGTCAACAATCTTTTGTCGCTGACGTTCTTCTTCGTCTTCGCTATCCATCATAGCTTTTCTATTAAGCTCTGCTTGGACTAAATCATCATCCATTGGGTCATAAGCTTCAGGCTCACCATCTTGTGGTATTGTCGGATCTTTCCAGCCTGGGCATGTTGGCCCTCCTGCTTGTGGGTCAAAGCAAGGTTCGTATTTGTAAGCGTATGCAACAAATGGATCTTCTACATCCCCTTCGCCTTCGACTTCAATCGAACCCAAGCCCCACAATTCTCTTGGAATATTTTCTACGGCTACAGCTTTATTGATCGTACTGCCTGGAATACCAGACCAATCATCAGTCGATCTAAAAATGTAGCCCGGTCCTTGTGCATTTTCGTTTTGAACATGAACCAGCATATTAGCGTCTTCGTCTTTTACTGTCGTATAACGATAGATCACAGTACTTACTGATAAACCAGCTTGCTGAGGTAATATGTTATTCATTACCCACTGCAAACCAAAGTCTGCGGCATTGTTAGTTGTGCCGTAAACAGTCTCGTTGGAATCAGAGTAAGAGTAAGAGGAGCAAGCTAGCAACGCCAGCCCCGCCCAGAAGTGTCTTGTTGCTATCACTCATGCCCTCCTTTTTCTTATCATCGGTAGGCTGCTTTGTAACATCAGCTGCCCAAGCGACTTTAGCTGCTTCGCCTATTTGCCCATCGTAAGGACAAGGCGTTCCAGCCATCATCATTGCATCAAAGACTCGTTTATCTTGACACATTGTTGATACTGCAGCAACCTTCATTCCCATATCGTAAAGCGTTTTCGAAAGTTTTAATCTTTCGCAATTATCGTCAGTTACTTGTGTTCCTGTCGATATACCTAAAATCTGTGTTTGAATCGCGCCTGCTACACCAAAAGTACAAAGATCCGAGTTCGATGTGTTAATCGTCGGAGTAATTGCTGAGGCCGGTGGCGACTTCAAAGTTGTCGTAGTATTGCCATTCGTCGTTACAGTACTGTTTGATGTAGAATCCGTACGAATTACATCATCTGGTAACGTGCTATCTGTACCTTCATCTGCTTCTTGAGCGAATGCAGATACAGACAAACCTAGTAACAATACTAGCCCTAGTTTTTTTAATACCATAATATTACCCATTGTTTCCAAAAAAATCCATGCACTTACAAACGTATAGTCTTCATAACTATTTATCAAATATTATTCTACGGTAGTCTTTTTTTTGACGGTGTAACCGTCACAATGTTGACAGCTAGTCAACAAAATGACTATTTTTGGAACATATTTACATCTTGACTTTCATAAAGACTGATAAGTTGTTCGTATTCGCGCAGCACACCAGGTGGAAATTCAAAATCAGGATTGTAACGGCGAGTGAATTCCATCTCTTTTACGAGACTATTCAATCGCTGTTTTTCCTGAAAGTTGTATTCCAAAGGATGCAGTTTTTCATTGGCTTCCATGTTAAGTTCCTAAAAATTTTGAAAGGAGTTTATCTCCTCTCACGTTGATCCAGTCTGTAGCGATGTTAAGCCCTTTGAGTGTGTAAACCCATGCTTCCCATAACAGTACTGGTATAATTACTAGCGCAACTTTTGCTAAGTACAACCACTCAACATCAGTTAAGAAGTTTTTGATTTTGTTCATACACATTCCCCCTATGTGTTATCACCATCAAAATATTTCACCTTGCTCTTATCAAATACTGATGTCGCTTTACGACCCCAGCTACCGAACAGATATACTGCCCATCCACTAAATCCTTCTTCCCAAGGAAGCGCGATTCGACGCTCTTGTCTTTTCTCCTCGTTGAGATGAACTGACATAGCAACCACAAATACTGCGAAAACTATGAATAAGATTTGAATGAATAATTCAAGTACGAACATGCTTGCAATCTCCTCTATAGATGAATCCTGGGCACGAACATTTACCGTCCAGTATATTATATATCTTACCGCTAGATCCTACAACTTGCTTTACATTTGGGTGGTACACATCGGTACGTTCACCGATCTTTTTAAACTTACGACGAGTCTTACTGAAAGCTTTCAAGGGATTCTTAAAGACCTTGTCGTTGTACTGGACTAAGTGTCCAGCACTGTTGACGTGGTAAATTCCATTTTGAACTTGATGACCAGCTTTAGACCAGTCAGTCACTTCTTGTAGAATTTCAATCATCATATTCCTCATTTTCTCGTTCACGAACTGCATTGATCATTTCGATGAGCTCTTCAATTTCTCGAGCATCACGTTCTGTATCAAGCTCTAATTCAATTTTGATTTTCATCCTATTTCCTAACGACGGTGAATGTAGACGTCGATTCGCTTAGAGTTTGCTAAACCTCCGACTACATCACCTTGTGAAGTGTAGGAGCGATTGTTTTCTTTTCGAATGGCCTCTCGACCTTTCAATGAAACACGATACTGAAGTGGAAACCCACGACGATCGACGGATCCAGCTTCTCGTAGTTGCTTATTCATTACAGCTACAATATCCTTAATCTCTTCGATTTGCATCATGTCAGAAGAACATTCCGTATATGCACTTCCAATATACGAGTTTGAATTTCGTTTTGTCATATTTACTCGTTGCATTACATTACTCCTAATTAATTAAAAAAACGAGGTAGCTTACGCTACCTCTGCCATCTCAACCGCAAGGTCAAGAGCATCAAGTTTACGCTTAGCGTTGACTCCGAACCAAGCTGAAGTAGCTCGAGCATCGGCTGATCGACCAAGTTCATGGTCAGTCAAGTAAGTCACTGCGTTATAAGCGTTCCACCAAGAACCTCGTGCAAAGTCAGCACCTGGTTGAGTATCTACAATCTCGAAGGCACGTTCAGCAGTTCGGCTGAGTGTCCTGTGTTCCTGAGAAGAAGTACCAAAGATTTGTCCAAGGAATTGCTTGAAAGACTCATCGGTATAACGCTTCTTGCCTAGGAATGCAGCAGCTTCTTTGAATTGCTCAATTCGATTATGAGAGATTCCAAGAGCAGTTTTTACCGCTTCAGCATCGAACTGATTACGGTGAGAGACACGTATTGCAGGCTGACCTTTTTCTGTCAATGCCATCGAAAGTGTATTGTTACATACCACTCGAGTCATAACAAACTTTACATCAATACTTTTGCCGTAGCGATGAGGGTTTGAAAACAAGAGGTAACCTTTGACTTCATCACCACCGAAAAGCTCGAATCCATCTCGAACGTCAGCAGCAGCGAAGACAATTTGTCCGTCTTTAAGCGAACCAGCGGTATCCATTACCATATCACCAGCTTTAACGAAATCGTTGAAGAAGTCGAAAGCTTCAGTGTTTTGGCAAGGATTCCAGTTTCCACCGACGTTAGTAAGGATCTTCTTGTCAGTGTCACGAATCAATGTTTGCTGACCAGTTTTAACCTGCTCACCATCGATGTCGATGTAAGAATCTTTGAGAGAAACTGTCCAGTCAAGACCAGCAGCTTTCATCATTTCACGAGGAGTCATGTCGTCTTCGACAGGAGTACCCATACCGTGCCAAGGCACACCAGAAGATAAGCGGTAAGCCATTTGAGCTTCGTTGTTGATAATTTCTAATTCATGCATAATGTAGTTTCCTAATCAATTAATTTATACTGCCTATTCTATACTAGTTCAAAGCAAATGTCAACTGTTTTTTTGCATTAAAAGCAATTAATTTCACTTTGTTGATCTTTTGCATCATATAGGTCCATCTTCAACTCGTTCAGAGCTACAAAGACTTTCATATCGACTGCTCGAGGATTAACTGACAGACATGAATTGATGCAGTTTTCTGCTGCACGAATAGCTGCCAGCTTTTCATCGATGCTTTGAATTACGATTCCAGCTTCACTCACCACTCTTTCCTCCTAAAGGACTGTTGTTGTATACGCCCACCGCTGTAACAGCAGAGTTCGGAAAAGCGTATGGGTTACGCTCAACGAAGATCAAAATCTCGTCGAACGGCATGTTAAGGAACTCTGCTTGCTTTTTGATAATCTTAATAGCTGCATTTACAGTCATTATGCTACATCCTCCATCTCTTCACATTTCTTGAAACCGAACATAGCAACTTCATACTTCCCATCTTCAGTAAACATAACGTCACCCATCGAAGTAGAACGAAGACCGTAGCCACCTTCATGAAGTGGAGCCACTCGAGTAACGTTAGGATTGAAGTCACCGTTATCTTCGATGTCAGTACGTGACCAAGAACCTGCAATGTTATTAGTCCAACGATAAGCATACTCTAAAGCTTCCATTACATCATCCATAGGAGCTTCTACTACAGCAACTCGAGTAAAGGTAGCGTTGTCACCGAGGTGCATGTTTTCGTTGTGGTATACTGTTACTCTCATGTTTAATTCCTTATCAATTAATTTATGAGTACCATTCTACCCTAAAAAGCAACGGTTGTACACCGTTTTGTGCAAATAAATGCACTTTTTTTAGATCATTTTGGAATAAAGATTGAACTTGTTAGATCAAAAAGTTATAAGCACGTGAAGCTACTGTTCCCAATTTGCGTCCAACATCTCCTGTGCCTGATGTAATAAGGTTACGTCTGCTTTTGTGAGAATGTTGAGCATGTACTGCTTCTCGAACTTAAACTTGGAATGAAAGAATTTTTGGTCGTATCGGACAACTGATGAGACGTTAAACATCATATCAGCAACTTTGATTGTCTGAGACTCGGCTGGCCCCAGAGCGAAGTGGTCTGCATCCATCTTTTTTCGGAAGGCTCGGTTGCCATCTTTCTTTTCGGATACATTGGTACAGTAATGAACATACATGCCAATCTTAGGTCCAAATTGGTCACATATTTCATCGATGGTTACATTACAATCTTCTACTACATCATGTAACAAAGCAGCAGCTATCATGCTGGGCGTATGCTCAACAGTCTCAACTATCTTAGCTACACCTACAGGATGAACAATGTAAGGCTCACCTGTATATTTTCTACGCTGATCTCCATGTGCATTGATAGCAAACATGAGCGCGTCATTAACTAGTTTTTTATCATTCATTAGTGGATCGTCGGATTTTCGATTTCTTCGTGGAATAGTTCATCCAGCATATCATGTGTATACTCTGAATGACCGGCTTTAATAATGTCGATCACATCTGGATATTCTGACTCAGACTCTACTTCTAAAATATTTAGATAGTTACGCTTATTGGGCGCGAATGTGTCACTTATATATTCCAAAGCAATATATGAATCCGTGAAAGAGCATGCTGATGTTAGACCGAAAGGATTGTTAGCAGCAAAACAGGCATACAATTTATCTTCGTCTGTTTTACCTAGATCACTGCCCGAGTATGTTCCTAAGAATACACCCATCCTATCATCAACTATTATGTACCTTGTCTTTTTCATAGAGGTTTTTGTATGCCTCCCTTACAGCTTTAAAGTGTTCAATGTATTCCTCA